ATCCGTAACTAATCCAGTTTCCCATGATCCTATATCTTGATTAAAAAATGTCACGTCATTGAACATATTGCTCATATCTGTAACACTTGAAGTATCCCAAGAACTTATATCTTGATTAAAATTAGTGGCAGTATGGAACATAGTTTTCATGTCTGTAATACTTGATACATCCCAACTATTCATTGATGGAACTGTGATGAGAGAAGTACAACCTCTAAAGGCATTTTCAAGTGTTGTAGTCCCAGTCATATCCAGAACATCTGTAGCAGTTATAGTAAGATTAGAGCATCCAAAGAAATAGCCATTGTTATTACCCAGCAGTAACGGCCCCCAAGACTTGATTTCTCGGATTAGAGTCTTGTCGCCAGTATTAGCAAAACGCCAACCTGTTATTGTGCCAGTGATACGAACCAAGTATGTCCCTGCGCTAGAGTAACTGTGATTAGCAGCTGCATCATCATAGGCTGTGATTACGTCAGAACCGCCATCACCCCATTTAACTTTAAAATCGTATGTACCGCCGTTATAGATAGGAAGCTGGAACGTATCTGCGCCAGTTGTGGTTACGGTAAACTTAAATACATTTCTAAATGCCTTACGCCTGTGCTTTAAATATCCATGTCCAGCTAAAGACGGAACGACAAAAGCGAATAAGGTAAATAAGGTTATAATAAAAGTTAAAAATCGTTTCATACTACCTCCCTACCAAGCTGGTACTGCGCCTGATTTATTATATTGAATAGTAATTCCAAAAAGCCACGCATCTTCGGTCATGTTATCCACGCTTGTATCTCTCCAGATTTCAAACAATATTAAGTCTCCGAGAGCCGGAGTTCCGCCTACAGTAACGTCAGGGCTTGCCGCTGTTATCTGCATATCAGTACCGTTATCTTCAAGTAAAACATCGCCTATGACTTCGCCTGCATCACCGAAAGCAACGTCTATGACAGCACTATCTGAATATGCCTGTCCCTTAATGCCCCATTGGCAAGTATCGTCTTGTGAACTGCTGGTAGCTGAAGACCAGTCGAACTTAACATTTATTGTGCCTAAGTCCCAATTTTCAGGCATTTTAAGTTTAAACTGTACTCGTTCTTCGGTAGCACCACCGTCAAAAGCAAAGTAATCAAACTCCATATCATTCGTGCCGTATTCGTTAGTTCCTGACTCTGCTCCGCTTGTAGTGCATCCGAACATAGCACCAGCATCAACATATATGGTATCGTATTCGCTGTTTATTGCTATGGTATTTACACTTACATCTCCGTCTTTATCCCATGAATAATTAACAACTGTACCAGTTTTTGCTGTAGTAATCTTAGGTACTCCTGGGTCTGCGGCAACAGTTCTGATTATCTTAATCCAGTAACCAGCGGTTGTTTCGCCCACGCCAGGATCTCCGTCATTAGTCCAGCTTGCTGAAATATCTCCAAGAGTCCACCTAATAATACCACTCTTCTGAAAGCCATTAGTATCATCAGAAGGATAGAATTGAGTCCATGTAGTTGATGAAGTGCTGTACCAGAATGTAGGATTAATCGATCTGGTAGCATTGGTGTTCATTATAACTTCTATTTCAGAAAATTGAGTCGCCGCCGAATCTACACCCACATAAATTTCATCGGAATTACGAAAAAACACTTCTGCTGCCGTAGTTACAAAGTCTATTCCGTCAGCCCATGTAGTTCCACCGCTAATCTTACGTCCTGCAAATTCTGTCTGGGATGGGGTTGAATAAGAACCTATAACTTGGATTAATGGGTTTACATTAGCGTGTGTTCCAATAGCATATACATCGCCAGAGGGAGCACCATTAGATACGGCAACATCAAACATATGCATAGTACTTGCTGCATTTAAATTTGTTCCGTCAATAATTATATCATACCCTGTATATTCTGCTCCCGCATCTGTGCCAGTGGTTAAGTCATGTCTGATTTTACCATCGTCTATATGTATAGCATTTTGCCCCTCGATTGCATGAAGACAGAGATTATCCATATGTGGAGAATAGGTTATATCTACTCCGCTAAAATCAATACACATACCATGAAGAATAACATCAACTGCAGTCGGATCTAAATTATCACCACTAATATTAATACCATCCCAATGCGCCGCCGCCGTTGATATTATATTTTCAGGCGAAATATCTATAATCTGAGCAGAACCAGTATGTGTAGGATTAAGGTCAAGAAGTTGAGCGCTGTCCGATTCAATCGTAACTTTAGTAAATGTAGCTACATCAGGTGAAACATCACCTATAATGCCAGGAGTACCTAAGTTTCTTACGCCACTGCGTAGAAATATAATCTCATTAGTACCCATTACAGGGGCAGTCATAAACAGCACTAAAAACAAAGTCAGTAATATTTTTTTATAAATTTTCATAACTACCTCGCAAAGTAATAAACTATTATCTCACCAGATGCGTCCGTAACGCTATTGCCTAATATTGCAACCGTTAATGCTCCGTCAACCGGCATTGATACATAACCGCCCTCTGTTGCATTATATGGCTGTATATATTCAGTAGCAGTTGCACTCCTGTTGGCAAGAGCACCGCCCATAATATCTAAACCATACTGATTTGTAAGGGTAATATCGTAACTGGCTGTAGGGGCAGAAGCATCACTGGGAAGGGTTTCAACGCCCAATACCAAACCGTTTATATTACGAGTTATGAAATCCGTAATAGAAGTGCTTTCTGATGCAGTTGTCCATGATACTACTAGAAAATTCAAACTGCCGAATTGAGAGTGGTCTTGAGTTGTTTCGGCCATAGAATAAGAAACAGATAGCATCAATAATAGAACAGCTATGATTAATTTTGCTATCAGCCCCTTGTTTGTTTTACGTTTAATTTTAATCATAACCTGTATCTCCTTTATTTATATTGTATAATTCTTTTTACACCCTTTATTTTTTTAGCTTTTTTAGCCTTTTCTACTTCAGTACCAAAAAGAATATGCTGTGCCGCCTCTATTGCGTCTCTGTTTTTCTCATAATATCCTAAAGGTTTAGCATTATATCTATCGTCTAGTGCGCTTCTTATCTGTCTTAAAACAGCCCTGTCTATTCCTTTATAGTCTGTGAATCCTTCTATTGCATTCATAACATCATTATAAAACGGTATGAATGAATCACCAGCTTTTGTGATATTATTAATTACTCTGCCCAATGCTTCTTTATCTCCGGTTACGGCATTTATAGCATCAGTTGTAAAAGTTCCTATCTGTTCCTGCATACCAGTTGCAAGTCCGCCAAGTGATAAATCGCCAATAATAGATACTGGAGAATATGGCGCTCTTTTGTCGCCTGTAATTTTTTGATATATCCACCCTGCGATTGCACCCATTATTATCATACCGCTAATAGACTTTACTGCACGTCTTCGACCAGCGATAGGCTTTTCTATTGCTTTCTGCCCTGATAATATTTTCTTAAAATCAAGAACTGCCCGCTGGACATAACCTTTTCTAAAAGTTAATAAATTACTTGCAACCCTGCTTAATTCTGTACCCTGTTCGGCAGGTGACCTTTCTGACCTCTCATAAAGAAAATGTACCTTTTTAGTTACGGCATGAGCAACAGACCTGACCATAGCATCTTCCCCCTTAGTAGCGAGTAGATTGAGAGCATGAAGCCGTTCCATTGGTTGTAGATCACCCCACTTGGACTTCTTCATCATTGCTGTTAATTCTTTAGGGTCAGTCTTGTATTTAGGATGTTTTTTAATAGCATTTCTTACCGATTCAAGTTTCATTTTAAAAGCAATCAGCCTGTTGGCTGTATCGGTTCTGCCCATTACATTTACTATATCAGCAATTTTGTTTAATTTACCTAAGCCGGGAACACCTTTATAGTCCTGATATAACCAGTCTCTTGCGATTCCTTTTTCCTGTGAAACATAAATCTTAAAATATCTTTTATCTGCGGAAGACAAAGGTTTCATTTTTACAAAATCTTTCATGCTCGGATAAAAAGCTAAATTCTGGAATAGATTTCTTATCCCTTTTCGCAAATCAAGAAAAATAGCCCTTGCCGCTTGAGAATATGCCCTTATTATGTATTCTTCAAAAACTTGTAAGTCCTGTTTCTGTCCTAATCGTTCTTTTACATTTCTTGTTAAAAGGTCAGCCATTCTGCCGGGTTCTTTAAATCTGTGCTTATGAGATTCAAACAACTCCACCCAAGCATTAATCAATGGCTTCATTTCAGTTCTGTATGTCATCTGCCGTTCATAACTTGCGAATCTTCTTAAAATGTCTTTTTCCGCTTTATGATATTGAATGCTTTCCCTTGCACGAAGACCTCTTTTGCCAAAGCCTGGTCTTATTTCTGTTGTTTTAATTGTCGGGCTTATGACTTCTCCAATATCATATCCGCTTCTTATTACCCCCCAGTCTCGACCAGCAAGCCATTTACGCAAGGCAGTATCACCCTGAGTTTCAAGTATTTTGGTTGCTTTGGTTAATTCTGCTTTAGGCGCATTAGGAATTTCAACCCCATGTTCTCTCCATTCGTAAAATCTATTATATCGAACATCACCTTCCCACTCTTTTAATCTCTTGATTATTGCATCTGCGACTGCAATTTCAGGTTCGGTAATATCTTTAGGATATTTAGGTTTTCCCTTTACATAATCCGATAATTTAGAAGCGATATAATCATTTATTCTTTCAATGGCGACTTCATCTTTAGAGATATTAATAAAAGCTTCTCCACCTGCTTTTTTTATAGCATCAATTTTCTGGTCTATTTCCCAATCAAGTTTGTGTTTTTTCTCGCTTATAAGTTCGTTCAATTGACCAAAAGGCTGACCCGTCTGTTTTTCCATGAGGTCTGAAAAATGGTGCATATCAAGAGTTGAAGCTAATCTTGTTCTCTTTAAAGCCTTACCTACCTGTTCTTTTTTAAAATGCTCTTTTAGTTTTGTTGTTTCGGTTTGTACGGCAGGCATTTCTTTAACTCCCTTTTCCACCCTTGCCTGCATCTTAGCTATTGGAACAGCCTTGAGCATTTTATCTAAAACTTCCTTACCTTTAGATTCTGTAATAAACCTACGCTTGCTTATATAAATAGGTTCTGTAATTCTCATAGAGTCTAAAATATCAGTATAACTTTCTTCTGTTATTTCGGCTCTACTCATAAGATTTTGTTTTAGTGTAATTATTCTGTTTTCTGTTTCTTTTTTTATTACAGTTTTAAATCCGATTCTTCTTGGTCGTACCTTTGCAATTTTACCTAATATGGTTTTTAACTGCCCAGCGGTAATTGCTTTATGTAGAGTAGATAAATGACCAGTTTCTTTTCTTACTATTTCGGTTAATTGTTTTTTAGTTAATCCTTTATATTCTTTCCATGCGTGAATAGTCTGTCGGAGTTTACGCATTTCTAAGGGAGTAGTTATTGTACCACCAATGAATTTAAGTTCATTCTGAAGCCTTTTAGCTTCTATTTTATTTCCAGCTTCGTCAGCAATTTCTATTGCTTTTGAATAAAGCTCGTTAATTTCCTCTTTTACCCCTATCCTTGCTATTGGTTCAGGTGTTATCGTTGGCTTAACGGCTTCTGGTGGCTTCTTAGGTACTAAATCTGGATATTCGGCTAATACTTCTTTAGGAATAGACTCGCCTTTTTTAAGGGCTTGTTCTATGAAATATTTGCGTGGGTCTTTAATATTAGCTGGAATTGTAAAATCAGCTTTACCAGGAACAACACCCATACCTGAAATCTCTTGTGGTTTCCCACCCCTTTCAATTATAGATATTCTTAATTCTTCTTTTGCACCTATCGGTAAATTTTCATGTCTAATTAAATCAATAGTACCCTTACCTTTATCGGCATAAGCTGATGAAGCTCTTAAATTTTTAGTAACCCCACCGGTTATTTTTTCTTTACCATAAAAAGGATGCGTTCTACCTTTTCCATGATACCAAAAAGTAGCTTCAAATTCACCCTTTGTCATCTCCCAAGGCTCTTTTACAGCTTTCTTAGGTGCAACTTTAGGCTTCACAACAGGCTTTTCAACCTTCTTCCCTTTCATTATCGCTTGTTTAGCGACTTTTCTTACTTCACCAACCAATCCTATATCATCTAATATTTTCTCGGCTTCTAATTTAGTAACTTTTGGTTTTGCAACAACTTCTTCAATAGGTTTTATAGCGAGTTTTTCTTTTATAGGAGTTTTAAGTTCTCTTTCTATTTCAGGTTCAAGCGTTCCTTCTCTAAATTCTTCGGCTACTTGTTTTGGGTGCTTGCCTGTTTCGCTATATATCTTACGCAACTTCGCAGGAGTGGCTGTTGCTACTTTTAATGCTCCTAATAATAAGAAAGCATCTTGAAAATCCTGTGGTTCTGGTAGTTGTCCTTCTAATGCCGCTGGAACGGTTGTCATAGCACCTATTTGAGCAGGAAACTTTAACCCTCTAGGAGCTACCTTGCCTGCTACTCCTGTAACCAATCCAGTTAAATATCCCTTTGAAGTTTCTGCTAATGCTCCTTTAAATTTTTCAAAGAACTCTTCCGCTGACTTAACTTCTCCTTTTTCATATTTATCCATTAATACTTTACGAATACCTGCTGGTAATGCAAAAGCTCCGCCAGCCGCAGTAATCGGCCCACCTGCACCACCTATTATCCCTCCTGTTATATAAAAAGGTAAATCAGGAAAAAGAGTTGCCGCTTGCTGTGTCAATCTACCAAGTTGTGTTTTAGGTCTAAATTCTTCTGGTAATTGTTCACGTATCATCATGCCAGGAATAGATGCTTGCAATCCTGTTTTAATTGCTCTCGGTATCTCAGTAGTAGGTCTAAATAATTCTTCCTGAGTAGGTAATGGCTTGCCTGTAATAGCAGATATACCAGGTCTGCTTGGAGGTGGTGTATAACCTGGTCTTTTTCTTGGTTTTTTTACCTTTTCAGGCTTTTCTCCAAGAAATTCCTCAATAGACCGAATTGCAGGCTTATTACTAATGTATTCTGCTATTGAACGTATCTCTGGCATTATTTAATGATCTTCCATGTAAAATATATTGTTTCATTTGTTTAAGTATTTTTATTTGTTTTGGTGAATATACACGTTTAGTCTTTTTATGAGCTTTTAAAAATTCTGCATTTTGATCTGGATTTAAATATCCTCTTATATAAGCATCAATCCGACTGGCTGTAAGACCACCCCTTTTCTTTTCAAACAAACTAGTTTCTTTAGTAAAATTTTTAATAAAGGCTACTCGTAATTGATTAAATTTTTTGTCTTTTATCATCCCATGAAGCAAATCTCCTATTACTGCTTGTTCTAATAATAATGGATTATTTTTTAATCTTTCGTCATAAATTTCAATTACATTTGTTTTTTGTTGCGTTGGATGACCAAATTCTTTTGGACCAACTTCTTCTTTAGGCCACCATTCAAGACCACCACCGCCACCAATTTTCTTATTCAAATTTATTCTTTCTGGTGTTGCAAAAATAATTTGTGTGTTATCAAGATTGAAATTTTTACCCAAGCCCTTTTTTTCTATCAATATTTTTTGCAATATTTTATTAAATTTCGCTCTAGGTATTATTTCTAGTTTTTTTTTTACACCAAAACTATCAATAATCTTCCATTTTTTTAAAACTTCTTCTACCGTTACACCAGCCCTATCAGCCTCTTCTTGAACATCTGTCGGAGTTATACCCTTGTTTATTATACTTTTAGGTAACTTAACAAACTTTGTTTCGTTCAACCATTTTGTATCATAATAAGCGACTTCGTTTCTTTTATTCTCAGTATTATAAACACTTCCGTATGCTTTATAGGTAGCTTCGTCCGTCTGTATTGCTGCTCTAATATCAGCCATCTTTGTTTTTTTTGCAAATCTTTGTGCTTCTGTAGGTTCTTTTTTAAATCCTTTAATCGGTTTAGCTACTAACTCACCAGAAGGTGTTCGTGTAATTTCCTGTCCTTCCATAATCTTCGGAAGCGGTTCTTCTTCCGTTAACTTTTCCAGTTTCTTTTCATATCTTGTAATCTGTTTATCAATCCTTTTAGTATTCCTACCCTGTGCTTCCAATGCTAAACTTACTTGCTGACCTATATTAATTTTATTCTCATATTGTTTAATAAGAAAATTAGTATATGGTGTTTGGTCTGTCTTGGGATTTTGTTTAGCATACATAGCGGCTTGTAATTCAGGATTTTGCATGACTTCCTTAACATCAGGAGCTTCTGGATCGGTCTTCATATGTTCCGCAAGGTCTTCCATTTGCTTTGCTGGATCAGTAACTGTTGAATAAATACCGAACATCATTGGCATTTGTGCTTCAAGTTCTCCTTGAGTAACAAGAGTATCATCATCTTTTCTATATAAATTTCCATCTTCTTTAGTCGTCCAGCCGGATGCTTCATTGAGGGCAGGTAAAACATCTGACGTAAAATGCAGAATATTTAACGGAGACATTCTATCCGTGCCGAATATTTGATTAACATAACTCATATTGGCAGGCTGACCACGCCTCTCTTGCTCTCTTAATTCTTCTTGCGCTGTTCCAATCTGTGCCTGCTCTATGGGTAATCTGCGCTGTTTTTCCTGCTCCCTGAGTTCATCCTGTTGTATCATACGTTCTACACTAGCCCTTCTCAGTCCCATTTCAGCCTGACCGAGTGCTATATCACCCCTTTGCCTAAAACCTCTCTCAATCGTGCCTCCAATATCCCGTAACGCTCTTTGTACCGGCATTTTATAGCTCCTTTCCATTTAGGCTGGAATTGCTTGCAAGTTCGATGCAAACATTAGCTCCATTTGGATAAAATAATTTTTTTGAACTAGTAAGTTTTTTAGTAAGACTACAAATTCCCCAAAATATATGACTTGTCATTCTTGCCACCAATGATGGTTTTTTATGTATTTCAAGTTTATGTTTCATGGTTTGCAATACTGGTTCAGCAAGAAATCGCTTAACATGTTTAACTATGCTCGGATGTGCCTTACAAAGACTAATTATTTTTTTAGCAACCTGATAATAACCAATCAATGTTTCAGGATGTAGTTTTCTTGCACAATATACCCTCGTTACATGCGCTTGTCGAGAATCAGCACCGTATAGATATGAAAATAGGATACAACCAACAACACGGGTAACCTCTTTTGCGACTTGTGCCATTGGCCTAAGTGGTTCTTTTACAGCTTTTCTAACGACTCGCATACCTTCCTTGCCAACTACATCCTCTCTAACTCTTCTTGTTTCTTGTTCAATATCACCCCAATAACGTCTATGTTCTTCCTCTAATTTTTTTCCTGTTGCTTCGGTCGCTTCTGGTTCCATAGCCATCATGGCAGGCAAGGCAAGCATTCCCCAAGGAGTCATGCCCATTCCTATCAAATAAGCAGTCCAAGTAGCAGTTCCAAGCAATCCATATCCATGCTGATGAGATGCCTTTGCTCCAAGCATTTTTGACCCATAATATCCCATAGGATAACCCATCATCCCATACCCAACAGCAGAGACTGGGCCTGTACCAGCAAGGGGGCCTCCTGCTGCTGGTGTAGCAGTTGCAGGAGTTGCCATTGATACTTCGGCTCCGGCTCCTGCTCCGGCTCCTGCTCCTTGCGTATAAGCACTGGGAGCAGTAATTAAGCCTGCTTCAGCTCCTGCTCCGGCCTCTAAACCCAAAGCTCCTGCTCCTGATTCAGTAAAAAGAGCCGCTTCCACGCCAGGTGTAAGTCCAGCGACTTGTCCGCCTGCACCACCAAACTTTGCTGAAAGGGCGGTATATTCAGGTGAGCCATAAATTAATGCGCCACTTGCTGTCCTACTTGCTAAGGCATATGGCGCTGCCATCGCTTGAGTAGGTCCTTCTAATGCCATCTTTGTTTGTTGAGAAAGAATATCAGGTGCTACCTGTCCCTCTTGTCCAGAAACTAATGCTTTCATTGTTTGTTCTGCGGTTACTTGTTGACTCGGAGCAGCTGCTCTCGTCATAGTTCCTGCCTCTAATGCCTGTTGCGCTTCTACCGTAGTAGCCATTGCTTGTCTGGTTGCAAGTGGTAATGCTTCTGGTCTATTTATAGCAAACAGCTCAGCACCTGGATAAGGTGGAGCAGCTAAACCTCCAGTTCCAGTTATTGCTGGAACAGTACTTGCTGCTGGTGCAAGCGCATTATACATCTGATAACCCTGAAGTGCCTGCATGCCTAATTGAGCAGCTTGCAAGCCCTGACCTATTCCAGTTTGCCTTTGCTGTAATCCCTGCTGACTTTGCATAAAAGCTAATTGTTCTTGCTCAAATGCTTCCTGAGCCGTCATTTGCTCTCGCTGTAAACCTAATCGTTCTCTACCAAGTTCTATTTCCCGACCTCTTGCAAGTTCGGTTTGAGCCATTTCCCGCCCAGTAAGTTTTTCCTGTTCTCTCTGGGCATATAAAGAAGTTAAATAGGGTATTTGTGACTCTATTAAAGCCCTATAACTTGGTCGTCTTCGTCTGCCAGTAACTGCACCGAATTGGTAAGCCATTGTTTTTATACGTTTTTCAACGTCTCCCTCTATTTAAAACAACTATTATTTTTTAAATACTCTTCAAGCTGTTCTTTATTATTATTGCCGTAACCGTATTGATGGTGAAAATTTACATGACACTTTTTACAAAAAGTTATTCCATTTTGGATAGCTATTTGTAATTCAGGATTATCTCTATAAGATTCTATATGATGAGCATTAAGATTTCCGCCTTTTTTATCTCCACAACATTGGCATTTGTAATTATCTTTTTTATAAACAGCCTCCCGCCATTCAAAATAATCAGGGTATGCCCTATTATTATAACGATCTTCATTAGTAAGATTCGGATTCCACCTATGATTGTTTTTACCACTCATTTTCATACATGACTCTTTTGAATGTTTCCTACCAGAAGATGCTTCCGATAATTTTTTTCGTGTTTCTTTTGAAAGATTTTCTTTCTTATGCACTTCAACCATTTTTTTTAGTGTTTTTTTTGAGTGCTTTATACCACGACGATTATGCCCTTTTATAAAACGAACAGGTTGATCTTTTTTCCAACCATGACAAGATCGAGTTCGTTTAGCTATTGGTGCTGGATTTCCACAGCCACATTCACAAAGTTTGATTTTAGTAACTCCTTGTTCCCATCATTCTTGCTATATCCAGGTAAGCTTTAGCCATTTTTTGTTTTTGTTTCATTCCCTGCCAGCCGATAAGACCAGATACTCCGATACCAGCTACACCTAAAGCGGTGGATATAGGCAGTTGTTTTTTACCGAACTCAAATTGTTCACGCCTGAGTCCAAGCAAGGACTGTTCTGCTCTCATTCTACTCTCAAATCTTTCTTTACCGAGAGTCAGTTCTTCTTTTCCAAGTTCATACCGTTGCGTTTGAGTCTTGGCTCTTAATGCCAGTTGTTTTTTACGATATTTCTTTTCAGCTCCAAGCCGTGTTGATTGAATCATCTTTCTTGATTCTACATCTCCAAAGCTCTCATCAAGCATAGCAGTATTAACAATCGCTTTTTGGTCAGGAGTCATTCTTCGTAGTTTTAATAATGCTCTCTGGTATCTTGGATGTTCATTCCAGTTAATCATTGCTGCTCCTTAACAATCGTTTTTATGTTTTGTGTCCATTCTTTATTGCCTTCATTCCATATATATTTATTTCCATCATCCGGCATTAGAGTTGGAGCTTTCCATCTACAATCTTCATCTAAAACCCATGACTTATAAGGTTTTTGTGGAATAAAAGCATTTTTATTTTCGTTAAAAGTGTATCCAATACCAGCATAATTTTTTCTTATTTTACCTGTGTAAGACGTTTGTTTCCAGTTTCCACCTAAAAGTTTATTGCAAAAAGCTATACCTGTGGCTTCGTCTGGTGCGTCTGCATCGCTTACTACGATAACTCTTAAAACTTTATTGTTTTCATCTAATTCTGCAAAATAAGATACATTATTTTCGCCAAATGCTGAAAAACTTAAAAGCGAGAATATGATTATTGTTAAAAATAATCTTTTCATTCACTTCTCCTATTTATATTGATAACGAACAACCACGATACCTGAACCACCGGAAGCTCCAGCCCCCGTTGAACCACCACCACCTCCGCCGGTATTAGCAGTTCCGTTTGTAGCTGACCCTATTCCAGCAAATCCAGCCCCTCCACCATATGATGCCGTTCCTGCTGTATAGCCACCTTCGCAACCACCACCGCCTCCGCCAGCGTAATTCAAAGCAGCGCCTGAAATTGAAGAAGACGATCCAGCTCCACCATTGCCACCACCTACAAGCGTTACTCCATTAGCTCCTACTGCACCTGCACCACCACCGCCGCCGCCTGGGTATGAGTCGCTTCCAGCACCACCGTCACCACCAGCTTCACACTGTCCAGCAGGAGTGGCTGAACCGCCAGTTTTATTATAACCGCCTCCGCCACCAGAACCTCCAGCAACTCCATTTACATTAGCAGCACCACCATTACCACCACCAACTGATATGATAGAATCAAATACAGAATTTGATCCCCCTGCACCAGGCGCACCGCCAGCACCTATTGTTACTGTTTTTGCACCTGGCGTTATTACAAGAGTGGTTGTTCTATATCCGCCAGCACCACCAGCTCCGTTTTTTCCACCAGCACCGGCAGCAACTACAAGATAGGTAACCGTACCGCCGTTTGAAACTGTTAGTGTTCCAGTACTAGTAAAGGTATGGATTTTGTAATCACCATCAGTGGTTTCAGTTCCACCTGAAGCTATTAAAAATTTTCCACCAGCCGTTCCTAAAATAGCTGGTCTAAGTATTGCATAGGCAGTCCCAACCATAACAAAAACAATCAGAATGCTTAATAATATTTTTTTCATATTTTATGCACCGCCGTCTGTTACTGTTGTTCCGACACCAGATGATACCATCCAGTCATAAGCACCGGCTCCGGTTTGAAATGCCCAAAACGTCATTGAATTACCTACCGCTGGAGTTGCAATAGAAGCCTTGTCTCCGTCAGTTAATGCTGTTCCATTTAGATATATTTTATCGCCAGTATTAGCCTTTAAATGAAATGCACCTGCTCCAGCCGTTGCAATATGAACGATTCCATTAAGCCCTTCGGCTGCGGCAGGAAGTGTTTGCGTGTTCGCTGCCCCCTGACCATAATTATTTATAAATGTTCCTGAGCATTCCGCAGCAGTAAGTGTGTCTGTAGCTGCCTGAACTACTTCTGTGGCTGTTATTATTGTGGCTGCTATCTGACTCTGCATCTGGAAATTAGTACCGTCATATACTACTGTTAGTATTTGACCAGCTTCGATATCTCCAGTAGCAGGATCTTGGTCATGTAATTTTTTTATATCAATTGCACCAAGAGCATTTACATTTAAGGTACATGCTCCTGTATTAGCTGTCTTAGCGTAAAAATGTACTACCATGCCTGTTACATAGGCTGCTACCGCTGGGACATAGGTAGCTACGTAAGTGTCCGAAGCTTGAGCATCAGCCACATAAGTCATTGTTCCAGCTTGAAGCACGTAAGCAAGATTGTCTGGCACAAGCGCCTTATCTGTAGCAGTACCAGCTATTGCTTCTGTGTTGGTAGATATTTCAATCGTACCTTCCACCGTAGTTGAAGCAGCAGGTTTTACTTCTGTTAATAACCACCTTTTATCTCCGGCATTTGTGTCGGGTGAAATAATATCCGGTGAGCTTTCAGTAGCGGCAGAAGTAGAATCAAGTACATAAAAATAAGTTCCTGTCGATATTCTAACCGTGCAAACATCACCATCGCTTAAAAGCGAACCGTTTATGGCATCAAGACAACCAGAAGTGCCACCTGTTAAGACATATGCTCCGTAAGACTCTACGGTGGCATGAGCAATACCGCCCATAAAAATAAAACAAGTTATGAATAACGATAATAATAATTTTTTCATTATCTATCCTTCCTTACAAAAGAATATTCCATCCCCCATGCTATAGGTTGGAATCCTTTAGCCGAATCATCAGTTGTTAATTGAAATCCAAAACCATGCGCCCAACCTAATATATCTAATATTCCTGTTGTTCTTACCAATCGGTACATTCCTTCAGCCAAACTTAATTCTAAAGAGCCAAGACCGGCAGAACTCCATATAAAATCATCTGTATCAGTCCATACAAAAGCCGAAGTATCTGCCCATACAAAATCTGTGCCTTCTGACATATTAGTATCGGCATAATAACTTAATTTTAAATCGTGGTCTTCGGTTATTCTTTTTGCGACAATCTTTACTCGCCTGACTCTGGTTTTATCCCATATACTGCCTGTCGGCCAAAAATCGCCAGTTACAACCTTTTGAGTAATACCTGTTCCATTCCAGCTTGTACCGTCTTCTAGTTGCATCATATATCCAGAATCTATTCCGGCATAAATATATTGAGTTCCATATTCATCTATAACCCTGAAAGCGCATTGAGGACGTCCTGCTGAACCTGTTGATTTTTCGTACCATTTCTTTCTTACAAGATCATAAACAAACCATTTATTATTAGTTATCTGACTTGCGCCGGAAGGAATTAATAAATTATATTCCTTATAGGTAGCATCAAACCAGCCTCTTGAATTTTCAATTGCATCAAAATTAATACAGTCTGTTTCATTGGGGTCAAAATATTTATCAATCCCACGAATCGGAATTAGTACAGCTCCGTCAAATATCATCGGGCCAGCATAAGATAACCAGATAGCAACATTTCTCTCAATATCTGTTGCTATTTGAAATCCTACTTCTGCATTATCTAAAGTCAATGGTGCAGGACAGCCGACAGTGAACGATACTGGAAGTATTTTAAAATTTTCCGGCCCATCTCCGGTTAATAAATAGGTTTCGCTATTTTTCAGACCAAGCCATGAAACAATAACATTAGAACCGAACCTGTTATATATTTGTGTTCCACAGGTAAGATCATCGGAATTTCCAAAATATAAACTCTGTTCTTTATTCTTGCTTGATTCATCACCGTTAAGCATTTGGGGGGAATTAGATACAGAATAATCAACCCTGTTTCCCTCTTTTCCTTCAGTATCCCCGCATAAAAGAAGTCTGTTTCTATAAGATGACGGAAACTTATATGCTCTGATAGTTTGCTGTGACGGTACGCCAGCTACAAGGTCAATAACTATTTCTGGTTCTCTATCAATAGTAAAAACTACCGTGTCTCCAGAAGCCTCGTCTGCTCCAAGAGTATCGTTGGTAATAGTAATAACTGTGGATGTAACCTTAACTACTGCAAATACGCCGTTGTTTGTGTCTGTTCCTGCAACTTCAATATATTCTCCGGCTTTAACTCCAGCGGTTACAAAATTCCCTGCTGCCGTAGTAATAGTATCCGGGTCGTTTGTTTTGCTAAAAGTTATATCGGTTCTTATATATTTAGGAGTTGAACCGGAAAGAGTCGCACTTGAAACTATTTTGTAGGCATAACCTTTTTTGCCGAATAATTCTGTTTTAGTTTCGTCTGTTTCGGATGGCGGATTCCAACTCGCCAAACCGCTTTGACCGAATACTTTACTATTAGCCACAGTACCATCAGTAACAGTCCCAACAGTTGTCCATGTAACACCTTGTCTGTAATAGATTGTAGCTGTTGCAGCATTCTGGTTTACAAGAGTTCCCAAGAGCGTATAATTAATCGCCGACATACGTTCTTCAAACATTACAACTATATAATCAGACGTAGTTAAACCATCAAGAATACCACCTATGGGAAGTTCTTCATAAGACGAAGCGTTTACCTGAAGCGTATAATCCTCAAAAGTTCCGGTTGAATCCCTATATATCTGAAATGCTATCGGCTGTCTTTTAACTCCATCCCATATATCAACAATATCCTGCCAGGGAGCATTAACCGTAACAAAACTGACTGCTGGACTTCCGTCAGTAATCGCAAACTGATAAGCATATAAATAAAGATTCTCAAAGTGAAATGGTTTTGCGGTATCAACAGTCGAGTCGAAAGTCATTGTGCCGGACTGAGCTAAAGACTTACCACTGGAAGATGTATTGTCAGATAAATTACCTACTGATACAAAACTTGAACCATTCCAAACTTTACCGCTTGTAGTTGAAGTAGCGGTATTGGCTGTTTTTACTGTATATTTAACCGCTTGAATTGGTCTTGGAGTAAATACAAGCCAGTTTCTTGTAGTAGCACCGATTAAAACAATGTTGTTGGGAGAATCATCAAGGGTGGTATTAACTCTTTCAGTATATTCTATCGGATTGGTACGACTTGAATCAGAACAGGTAAAAAATGCCGAACATCGCTGTTCATTACCTGCCCAGATAATTACCTCTTTACCGTTGCAGTATATTACATCATTACTTACTGTAGTAAATAAACCAAGTCCTGAACCGGAAACATCGGTATGTAAAACATCTGGAGAAAAATCACCCTGACTTCCAATATCTGTCTGATTTTGTAATACCTGCGAAGAAGTTAGACCAGCATTTTCGGCTTGGACAATAACATATGAATCTATATCGTAATTTGTTCTTAATTGATGACCATTCCTAATTTTAAGAGAAGTAGTTAAAGCAGTAGTATTTACTTTTGTATATCCAGAAATACCTTCTAAACGGTCATCTTTATAACGTAAATTCTGTAATATTTTAAAATTATTCGGGCCGATATTAGCAGGGTCGATATCCGGCATCCATGCTCCGTTAAACGGAAACTGGACGTACTGGTATGCTTGTCTGTCTTGTGCATGTGCGCTAACACAAAACAATACTGCAAAAATCAGACATATAAATAATTTACCGCTTCGGAGCGTCTGCCTCTTCTTTTTGATCTTTTACTCCTAACCCCTGTAAAAACATTTTATAATAAAAAGTCGCTTTTGCACCGCCATCTGCTGAAATATCCACATCTTTAGAATATGCCCTGTAAAGAAGATAATTAACCAAAACGTGTTTATAAATATCATCAAGATTAATATTTGAAGATATTGCAGATATAGTTGGCGGGATTGAGGCATAAATCATGTCAACATAACCAAAACTGCTCGAAGGCTGTGGCGGGTACACATAAAAACGTGTAGGATCTCTCGAATCAAACATAAAATGTTCAACCGTTGCTGATGCTGTAGCCTTATGCCAACTCCTGTCAATTGCATCAAAAGACTTTTTATCAATTAGCGTAATAACATCTCCAATGGTAGAACCGTTTGTTCCCATATTCCTGACAATATCAATTAAATGAATAGCGCCAGAAGGAAGGGATTGCCTTGTTCCTTCAACGAGAACAACATCATCATTGATTATATATATATCCGGTTTATGAATTGCTGTTTCTTTCTCTCCGTCTTTTAGATATCCAAATAGCTCTGCTTCTGTCCAATGGTCATTATCTGAATCCATTAAAATCAGTTCAGCATCATCAACTACGGATTGTGCGGTTATACTCATATCACGCCCTTATTCCAAAAGTTGCTCTTGTGTATCGCTTAAAACTCTTATTCCATGCCTGATTGCGACCAATTATGTAACGAGCAGCAAAATAATTAGATAATTCAAGATTTGCCCAGGGTTTACCTATCATGCTGTATAATTTTGCCTTTGCTCCGTCAGAAATAACTTCTTCATAATCATCATAGAAAAAGTCCTCAACACTTGTCGCTGTAAGTAAAGGTTTTAAATATACCCATACTTCAAGACCGTTTTCGATTTCTTCCTGCGGCGCTCGGACAAGCCACATTTTCCTGCTCGGCCCCATGCAGTAATAAACAGGTTGCGTTGACATTTCTGTTCGCCACTTACTAACATTACTATCAAGCCAGTTTTCAGTCTTTGGAATTAGTTTTTTTCCGTCAAACTTTGCATTAGCTATACTAATAATATCTCCGTCAGATGAAGAAATTTCGTATTCGGGAACACTAATATAAATAGAATCGCCAGCATCATCAGCAACTACGGATTCATTAGAATCCAGAGTTAATAATAGAGCGGCAACCGTACCTAACAGATATGGCCCTGTATTATCTTTCTCATCTTCTTCGGATGTAACGTGGTCTGTTACTATTGTCATGCCAGCCGCAAGACCTGCGGATGTAAAACTTGTTGATGTACTTGTAATGGTGTCTGGATCAGAAGCAACAAAAGCGATATCTGTTGCAGCCTCGACAACAACAATGTTTATAGGCGACAGTCTTTTTTCCCAAATCTTAGTATATTCACAAAAGCGTCTGAGAATATCTACGACAATACCCTCGATAATAGGATTCGGGCAGTTAGGCATATCAACTTTTTCAACCCAATCAGATATATCAGTTGACATAGTTTCTCCCTAAATTAGGTCTTCTGGAGATACATCATACCCGTACTTCTGAATGTTCCGTTTGGTTTGTTTCGTGCCTTTTTTCTTAACATCTAAAAACTCTTCTTGAGTTGCTTCCCCAATAACTTCATACGGATATGTTTTAATCCATGATATTGTCTTTCTATTTTTCCCAGGAATTTGCCTTGTTTGAGGATATGTCGCATGGTCAGCATCTTCCTTGTATCTCTCAGAAATCACAATTTCTCTTTCTCTCTGTGCAATTAGTGTCGCACCATTTACAGAAAGAATCACATCATCCGTATCGTTTGGAGAAGATTTTGCATTAAATTTTACTCTATAGAATTTTTCTTTGGGTGGTTTTGGAACAGGTTTCTTTTTTATCCCGAAACCACCACCTTCTAAAGACACTACTTCACAATCCACAAGTTTTTTATTACTCATAGTTAATACTGCTGCCTGTTTAGTTTTAAACGGTTCATCAGCAGAAGTTAGAATAATAGGCTCTTGGTTTTTTGAAAACTCTTGGCTTTCCATAATTTCTCCTATGTAGTTTGGCCTTCCATGAAGCTCAATTGTTAATTACCGATAAGTTCCGGCTTCAAAAACCATCATATCTGTCGCAGCATCAAGAAGATACGTTGTATCAGATATAATAATGCCGGCTTTTGTTATCGTGCCTGAAGCCTGTGCAACCCAGTCATACATATTGGTAAGATACTGAATTGTACCTGACTTTAAGGCTTCGTTAAGGGTTACTTCGTTATCATCTGCACCATTGCTAGATATAGCTACAACAGTTGCCCACTTACCATCTACACAGATTCTTGAACCGATACCAACATAGGTAGTACTACAAACAGCATTCCACTTACCTGTTCTGTTTGAAGAGTTCTGTAATGTCCAAGTATCAATATCATCACCAGTACCCGAAGCTCTCTTATCAGGATTCTCTTCTTTGGCAAGATAAGTAGTTGTCGAAGGCGTTGTGCCTGAACCTATAGCAGCACCGCCTCTGTAAATAGCTGCACCTTCACCGAAGGCAAGATCATGAACATCAAATGCTTCGTCATCATCGCCTACCTGTGCATAACCTTCGATCGCAGCAAGCACACGCATGTTAATGTTCCAGTCAAGAATCATGTCTTCACCATCAGACGCATTGTACAGTCTGAAATAGTCAGGCATAAATCCTAACCCAAGATATATTGCGGCATTCTGCTGTTTAAATGTACCGCTTATAAGTTGTGTAGGTTTCATATTACAATTCTCCTTTTCCTATTTAGTTACTTATTTTTCTTTAATAAAATTAGTTACTTACTCAAGATGGATCAGCAGTTGCTGCACACTCAAGCCTAGCAAGCCAGTTCTGATTAAGAATTACCGCTGCTTGATATGTTATCCATCCAACACCACCGACCTGACCGAGAATATCACCAGCAGTCGGTTTTGGATTAACAACTGATACCTTCATAGAACCAAAACCCTGCAATGGCACGATACCGTAAGCATCTCTGGCAACAATTATCAGCGGATAAACATCGCATTGTGCTTCTGAGCTTACTTCAACTCCGCCTGATAAATAGGTTGTTCCGCTTACACCTGATGTTTCCCATGACTCAAACATCGGAGTAAGGATAATCCTGAACTCTTCAACAGACCCTATTTCACCGGGTAATGCTTTTGAACTATCAGAATATTGCGCTACCGGAATAAATCCAGAAATAGCCCTGATGTCTGCTTTAAGGTCTGTATGACCCATTGCAAAATAAGCTGGTTCTACTGGCTGTGTGCTTATTTTTGCAGAAGCTCTTACGATTTCAGTAATTTCCCTTGCCTTGTTATTTTTAAGGGAACGATATATTCTCCTGAAATCGCCTCTTAACGGAGGTGAATCAACTGTTGCACGTGTGCTTACGTTATTAGCGTAAAAAACATTCGTGCCAGCCCTAATTACGTTAATTCTCATTTCCTCGATAGTTTCGGCAGCCTGCTCACCTAATATTTTCATCGACTCACGAAGAACGGGATCTTCATGTGTATCTCGAATAACATCAGTGAGTTCAATCGTGTCACCAAATTGTTCCAAAGTTGCTGAAATATCTACATAAGTTAATTTCTGCCCCTTTGGAGGAATGCCCTCTGCCAATGGTGCTGTTGCCCGTGCAAGAGACAAATACCGTCTCCATTTGGATGTCTTAGTTTTGTTCCTCTGTTGCGGGTCAACCTGCCCAAAACGCTCCACCACCATAAGGTGCTGACCTCGTTCAAGCAGCATTGCTTTGGCGATACCTCCTGTTCTTGGAGATATATCACCGTAGGTATTAAAATTATTACTCATAGTCCTTGTCTCCTTTTCTAGTGATTAAAATGAGTCTCAAGGACTTCTGAATTGTATTAATAAAAAAACCCAATCAAGTACGTAGAAAATTCTACACTCTCGATTGGGCTTCTGTTGAGCCTCTAAATTTTATAAAAAACTTATACTACTCTAAACGTGTTTAACTCTCCGCATCTCGGACACTTTGCTTCTACTTCTGAACCAGATGCTAAGTACCCTACAAAGAACATCTTTTTACAGAAAAAGCACCTGAATTGACCTTCCTGAATCTTGCCCCTTATATATGCAGCCTGTTTAATTTCGTTATTACTTTGCATGTTCATCAAACGCCTTCTCATCTTCATCTGGTTGAATTTCATCTGTTTGTGAAACGATAGTTTTGCTTTTTATAGTGCCTTTATGCAAGTCATCGCTCTTTTTCTTTTTATCTTTCTTCTTTTTGTCAAACTCCTCAACATTCCCTTTTGCAATATCTTTTTTGTACAAGTCAATAATAGTTATCGCATCTGCTGGTGTTTGAAGGGCTTTTGCCAAAGCCTGAATACCCTTTGACTGTTTCTCAAGCCACACTTCCTTAAATGCAGAATCTTTATTGATTTTAATTGCATCTGCATGGACTTCCATAACCTCGTTCCAGAATTTAAGGTCAGATACTTCCTGATATAAACTATTCATAGCTTTGGTTGCATCTTCTCTAAAACTATCAACCGATTTCTGAGTTACAACCACACCTTTTTCAATAAGGTCTTCAACCATTTTCTGGGCAATTGTCGCACTTAAAATCTTGGTAGCATTAAATTCTTCTGGGTATTCTTTAGCGTATTCTTTAAGATTTATAGTATCATTGCCGATTATAACCTCACCTGGAAGCTCATCATTATTAATCAATTTTAAGTGGTCTGCGATAACTTCCTTTGTTAATGCAGGAGAGGTTGTTCCTTTTGGCGGTTCTTCTAACCCCTCCTGCTTTGAATCGGATGAAGGAGGTTGGTCATCCGATGATGGGGGCAGTTCTTCTTCAATACCCCTTTCTTTTATTATCTGATCGAGTTTGTCTTCAGGTTCAAGTTCTTCTTCTGGTTCCTCTTCTTTATCATCTTCCTTTTTTTCTTCCGGTTTTTTCTCATCCTCTACCTTTTTTTCAGACTCTTCCGACTTTTTATCTGTTTCAACTTTTTTATCTGTTTCTGGTTCTTCTTCTTCCGCTACTTCTGTGTCAGAAACAAAAGTATCAAAATCAGGTTCGCCTTCCTTATCTTCGATTTGCTCTGAGATTTCTTCTTCTATTACATCCTCTGGCATTTTTTTCTCCTTTTTTTTCTAACTTTAACTTGTTGTGAACACTCTCTTAATTGTATTTCTAAAATTGCCAACCAAGTTACCTGCACAATTGCAGTAACCCCAATACACCACAGCCATGAATAGCAACTATGCACTAATATTACTATTAATGCTGTTGTTGAAATAAGAGCTTCTTTTGTAAATCTTTTAAATATATTAGTAAGATATCCTGCAATTAAAATCCATGCTCCGATTCCCATTTCAAAAAGCACCTGAAAAAAGTCATTATGAGCATGCAACTGCTTGGTTACTAATTTCCAATGTCCAAGCCCGTAACCTAATATCCAATATTCTTTATAATATTCCCAACCGACTTTCCAAATATCTACTCTTCCAATTATAGAAAGAATTTTACATCTTTGTACATATTCAATAACAGCCAATAAAGATACTATAATACATCCAATTATTATCCGATACGAAAGTCCTGAAAAAAACAGATAAAAACCCAAGCCTACATATACTGCAATCATTCCACCAGCATCCTTTGTAACAAACAGACCTATAGCTATGATTATAAGTCCCCATCTTAAATAACGGTTAATAAGAAACGCTGACGCTGTAATAGCAAGCAAACCCGAAGCTTCGTTACTCATTGTCATTAAACCTGTTGGATTGCCAGACATTGTAGATTTCATAAATCCAAAAGTAAATGTTCCATATGGGTCTAACCCAAAATGTTGATAAATTAAAAATATAGTATGAACAAAAGCTATCCCGCACATCGCCCACATTAAAAACTTAACCGTATTTTTATTAAATACTAAAACAATTATCATATACCAGACTATTCCAAAAAAAACAGAATTACGAGTTAGTAAAGCATTTTCATCAGCCAATGGATAAAAAAACGAAAATACTGCAAGTAAAGCAAAAAACCCTATCCATTTATTACCTTTATATACAACAAAAAAACCTAACGCTAACAGAATACCTGTTTCTATAATAATTCTAATAATGTCCCTGCTTTGTCCTATCCCAGCAGGCAATCGTAATACTGACATTAAAAATAATATTATTGCTATAATAATTCCTAATCTATATTCAGCAACTATGGGTTTTTTACTAATCTTTTTACCCACGTTTTCTCCAACTCAATTTGTAAAATAGCCATCCATGTAATTGCAACTATGGCTGTCTGGGCTATATGGAATGGGAAATTAACCACACAATTTGCAATAATAATAACTATCGCAGTTATCGGTATAACTGTTTCTTTTGTAAATCTTCTAAATATATTAGTAAGATATCCTGTAATTATAACAGCAAATCCTATCCCCATTTCCAACAGACCTTGAACAAACTCATTATGAGCATATACCCACCACGAATCTATTACTTTATGCTGATAAGCCATGCCAAAGACTTGTTTCCAATGACCTATTCCGTAACCAAAAATCCAACGAGTTTTATAAAATTCTATCCCTTTAGTCCATGCTTCCATTCTTTTAAAAGTCGGACTACTTATAAAAACACAATAAAAGAAACTCATTGATATAAAACACATAAATAAAATTATTGTTAACTCACTCTTTGTACAGAATCTTGATAATGGATTTGTTACAATAACATAGAACGCCATACCTATAAAAAACGATAGTGTTCCGCCAATTGTCATTGTCAAAGCCAATCCCAATAAGACTATGGATAAAAAATATTTCCATCGACCTATTAAAAACGCCGGACTGCAAAATGCTATCAAAGCGCTAACTTCATTTTGATTTGCTAATAAACCAACTCTTAATGTTGTTTCTTCCCATAATTTTGTCGGGACTGTTAATGGGTCTAAACCAAAAAACTGTAACCCAAGCCAGAATATATTAACAAAACAAATAATCCTTATTCCATGCAATAGCCATTTTACATCTTTTACTGTTAAAACTAATACTGAATACCATAATATTCCAAAAAATACGTACCTGAAAGCAAAAATGGAATCTTCAGTATTAAACGGATGCAAGGCTGAACCAAAGGCTAATATTAAAAACAGCCCGCACCACAAATTTATCTTAGCGATACCGATTGCCAGGGCAAGAACAATTATTACTTCAAACATTACTTGCCCCGACAATCGAACATCGGTTATGGTTAATAATGGCGTACCCAATACCGCAAAAATAAGCAGTATTGAAAGTGCATTAGAGACCTTTTGTGTACGTCCAGATAGCATTGCTTACTTCCAAACTGTCTGTGCTTGTATCCGTATCGTCTCTCCAATAATTAAATGTAACTCTCATGCCCGCAGCATACGTCTGAAGTGCAGGTGTAAGTGTTACTTGCTGAGGACTCGTGTAATAAGCAGGATCAAGTTCAACTGCTGTTTCAGGATCAGGTGAAGAAGCTATTGCAGAACCAGCAATTTCAATAAGCTGCTCAAAATCAACGCTTGGCGGATCAAGAGCACCAGAACGAGTACACATTAATTCATATACACCACCGGAAGCATAGTCATCCGGCACATGAAATGTTACCTGTCGTTTGGTTAGCTCGGCAGCATCAGTCCAAACCAACTTAGCTTTTCCATCATTTATTGCTAAAGTCGGATCTGTACTTTCGCTAATTAACCCAGTATTACTATTGGTATCTACAAATGTTCCTATCAACGGAAATGATATATTGCCTTCTTTAGTAACTGTAACAACACCATCAAATCGAACCGTTCCGTCAACTTCAAGCGTACCCTCGATATAAGCATCTTCCGCATCCATAGATACATCTTCACCAGTACCGTTTCCTACTCTTAAATTACCAGTAAGCACCTGCAATGAAGTTGTCCCATCTGGTAAAGTAATCGTTAAGTGTGAGGTATCGACTTTAGCAATAAGCACTCTTTCATCAGTAGCATCCTGAAAGATAAGATTCGGTGAAGCTCCGCTATTATCGTTTATGTAAACATCACCATCAATACTTGAAGCAATAGTAAGTGTATCAGATGAATCGTCACCAATGTCAGCATTGCCAGTAGCGGTAAATGTTCCAGATATACTCATTGTACTATTTGCGTCTATAGCACCGTCTAACCTAACTGCACCATCAACCTCAAGTTCACCATCAACATAAGCATCCTCTCCGTCCATTGAAGCTGTATCAGGAGTACCATCACCTACTCTAAAGTTTCCTGTAAGTATTTGTAACGCAGTTGATGCGTCTGGCGTGGTAACTGTTAAATGTGAGGTATCAACTTTAAGAATCGTTACCCTTTCATCAGTTCCGTCCTGAAAGATTATTGCTGGTGTTGCACCACTATCATCATTCATAAAAAGAGTGGCATCAACGCTGGCACTAATAGTAAGTGAGTCTGAAGAATCATCACCGATATCAGTATCACCATCTAATCTTGTATTGCCATCAACTTCTAATGTACCCTCAAGGTAAGTATCCTCTCCGTCCATAGATACATCTTCGCCGGTACTATTACCCACCCTCAAATTACCTGTGAGTATCTGTACCGATGTAGTTCCGTCAGATGTAGTAATCGTCAGATGTGAAGCATCAACTTTGGTTATTGTTATTTTTTCGTCTGTTCCATCTTGAAATATAAGATTTGGTGCAGCCCCACTGTTGTCATTTAAAAAGACCGTACCATCAATGCTTGCACTAATGGTAAGACTATCATTGGAAGCATCACCTATATCCATATCTCTCTTAGTCTCTACTTTCTGCTGAAACCTATGCTCCCCATTCCAAAGCATATCATTAGAATCTGTCAACCATGCTTGAGCCGAACTTGTCATAAATAAACCGACAAGCAGCATCCCAAACAATCCGTAAAAAATCTTTTTCATAGCTCTCTCCCTTCTGTTTTTTGGTAATACTCTCCTGCCTTTCTGGGAAGGTCTAAGAGCCAATTTGCCATATTTATTTGCCCTAATATAAAAACTAAGTCTTTCTTTAAATCTTCATCACATCGCATTGGTTTTTTCTTTCTTAATTCTTCACGCTTAATCTCTACTGCATTTAATAAAGCCTTTGATGCTCCGATATGATGAGCATCCTTTAAGTTTAAAATCTCGCCTGAAGTTTTTAAGTATTTAATTATATTCATTTACTTTCTGTTTTCGGTGTTGGTACGGTCTTCAAAGCCACCTCATGTTCAAACTCAACATCTTCCATCTCTAAAGCATTTTCATGTTTTGCATCTTCTTTGTCTATTTCTCTGTCTAAGTCGGTATCTTTTTGTTCTTCTTCTACCATAAGAGCATCATCTCGCATTCGTTTTGCTTTTGCCTCCTGCATTGCTATCATCTGTAACTGCTGTTCTTGTTCCTGTTGTTTTTCATCTGGAGTCTTTAAAATCTGTGATGGTTCTAAATCAAGTGCTTTATAAATTTCCTCAAGTAAATCCCTGAACTTAACTTCCTGTGCTAATCTATCATCCGATAAAGCAAGATTAATAGCCTGCATTATTTTCTGGACTCTGATTATTTTATCCTGAAAACTTGTAAAACCTAATGCCTTTGCTATGAAATTCCCCTTACCTTTCTCAACTTCAGGATCATCCATAATATAATGGTAAAAATCGGTAACTACAGGTTCGATTATGCCTTCATCAAAGTTTTTAATCACAGACCCAAGATACTTGCCTGAGTTTTGCTGAAGCATATGAAGTTCGCCAAGCGTGTCGGGCTTTTGCTTTTCCAGAACCGAACCGGCAAGTAACTTTGGAAGCATACTTGATTCATCAGCGTATCTCTCAAATAAAGCAATTCCGCTAAGTAACGTCTCCCCTACATCTGCAACTATAATCTGCTGAAAAGCCATCCTTGCATCATCAACTTCTTCAGCTACTTCAATAAATTGTCCGGGCTTAAATGATCCATCCCAATCAGGCATAAGTCTGCTTTTACCAGCACCCATGACATTTGCGGATAATTTCTTGTTATTCTCAAAAGCCCTAATCATACCATTAAGAACTTTTTGAACATCTTCAAGATTGTCTGCAACTCCAATACCCTCTGCATGATCGGGTTTCATCTCCCACTCAACACGGTAAAAAGGTCGCTTGCCTTCCTCAGCTTTTGCGTATCTTGTAACTTCGGCATCACTCATAACAGCCATTATTTCTGTTTCATTACCGTCATATTCAAGCTGTATATCTGTCGTAAAGTGACCTTTTTTCTTTAAATCTTTTTCAAACTGCTCGACTATTTCTGTTGGAACTCTAGTCCAGAACTCAAGATTTTCTATTGTATTATGTCTGTTAGTAATTGTTCTTAAAAACGGCGGCAAAGAACTGGTATCACTTGTAGAGCCTGTAGAAGACGTATCCCCTGGCTTTCTGGCGTTTTTAATCGCCCTATCAATTGCATCATCTATCCAGAATGGCTGACCTTTTTTCTTTCTAAGCCAAAACGGTGAAACAAGGTCTCTTTCAATATCTGCTAATCCTGTCTGCAAATCATTGGTTTCAAGGTCTCTGAAAAAATTCCAGTTAGATATATGCCTGTATGCCGGAGCATCCTTAGTTTTTTTGAAAGCCTCAAACCTGTCATATTGACCCTGCTGGTCTTGTAAACCCTGTGGAGCAAGTGAAATCTTCTTATAACCTGTTCTAATGACTTCATGGACATACTTCTTACCAATAGTCTCACCATAGATTGCACCACTCATTATATTCTTCATCATTTCTCTATCTGCACTGCAATCCTGAAACTGCTGATTAATTAAATCCTCCATTTCGTCTATATCGTCTTCAAGTCTTTTTTTCTGTTCTTCGGGTAAATCTTTAAAAACCATTGTATCCCAGGGACTCGGAAGTAACGAAAAAGGAATTTTACCACCCTGTAAAATAATATCCACTATCATTGAATAGGCAGTTACAATCTTTTGTTTGGTCAGTTTTATAAAAGTATCAGACCGCCAGCCTTCAGTTTCACCCTCTTTCCAATATTCACTGTTAACAACCGCATTAAACGCATCAATATTCTTTTGCCACTTGGGTTCAATTGTCGCTTCCCGTTCCTTGCGTAATTTATCGTAAATATTATCACGCAGGTATTCGGCTAACGCTGATGGATTAGTGGGTGTTATTATGGTCACTTACTATTTTCCTGTTTTCTTGAGCTTTTTAACTTTAGTGTTCAGTCTTTGAACACGCCTCTCTAGTTTCTCTACTTTCTCAATAAGTTCTGGAACGATTTTTCTTACTGTACCCTTAACTTCATCTCTTAAAAACTGTTCTAATTTAACATCAAACATACTATTTCTCCTTTCCTGAATATTCATCAAACGCTGTTTTATCGTCCGCCTTATCCGCAATCCCAATTTCATGTATCTGAATTTCAACAGTTCGGCGTTTACGTTTATCGTCTTCGCTGTCTATAACAGAAACTTCAGTAACCTTGCCAACAGCTTTAATCAAAACCATAGTTCCTGCTTCAATAGTTTTAAGTGCTGAAATTTTGGCTATTTCATCTTGATCTAATCGCAACCTAAGACCGTATGGATATCGGTCTTCATTTACAAGTGATGGTTCAACTGTTTGTGCTTTTATTTCTTCTTTAGTAAGTTTCGGTTTCTTCATATTTACTAAGTGCATTCTTTAATCCTTTTTGTGCTATTATTCTTAATTTTTCTGTTATCTCTTTAGCTAAAGTATCACTTATTTGTATATATCGCTGTCCTTCAGGAATATCTTTTATATTACCCAATCTAACTGATCTTTCTATACCGTTTGCTATATCTAACATATAGTTTTTATCTATTTCGTTCAATTTTAATCCTTTTTTCTGTAAGGAAAACGTTCTATTCCTATCAATAAACACGCAAGAGCATACACAGCGGGAAGCATCTGCTTATCTCCACCTTTAACCACGCCAAGCTGTTCGTGCAAAATACTACCTTCTTTCATCTTTATTCGCTTTGTCTTAACTTGTTTCCATATAACGTGATGCGCTTCATCATCATCTATAAACGGCACGGAAATCAGATAAGGTTTCGGGTTAATCATTTTCGACCTGATTATCTCAAGTCTATATTTCTTCGCCGTCTCAAACGGCTGATTATAAAAGAACTTCCTTGCATAATATCTTGCCCATGCTTTATTCAGCCATGAACCAAGTCCGTAATATTCAATCATCTGAGTTTTGTCGTCTATGATATTATCTATTGTTACAAACTCTATCTGCTCGAATATTGTAATTATCTTTGTTCTAACGTCCTGACCGCCTAATAGAGCGCATCCCTGAACGTCCCTTACCCCTGCCCTCTCAAAAGTGATTGGGAAGCATATACCGCCTCTGACGTAGTATTCGTTGCCTTCTTCGGTCTCACTAAAGAACAGGACAGTTGTGTCGTTCTTTTCGTTATAATGACGCTCAATAGGCTTTCTCACTGCAATCTCTTACCATCTGCTCCAATAAGACTTCTATCACGTGTTAATATCTTCTTCTCAACTATTCCTTTTTCGTTAAGTTCGCCACGCTTGGCTTTATCTATAAAATAATTAACTATTGCTCTTTTTGCCGCATCCATCCAAGATTGAGCTACATGCAAATCCTGCGGAAATCCATTTACCTGCACCCCACCATCACTCATTATGATAATTTTAATCGCCCCTATTGGCGCTACTCCTTTTGGCTGCTCTTTGGCTGTCTTTTTCATATTTCTCCTTAAATTAATACTCCGTCTAAACTAGTTGGGTCATAAATTCCCTGTTTAACATCTTCAATCAATCTTGACAGGTGTGCAAAAGCATCTGTGTCATCATCAAAGGTTGCATTCGGGAAACCAAGCATCCATTCCTTAAAATCCTCAAACCAGTCTGCATTAAACGAAAATAACCACTGTCCCTGTCGCATCTGTCCCTGACCTGTTCTTGCTCTGGCTATTTTATCGCCTATTGGAACTAAGAATTGAGAATTAATGGTAACTTTTGCGTCTTTCATCTTACGTATTACTGTCGGCCAAATAGCTTTCCTGATTTGCCCTTCCTCAAATCCGAATAGTAAAGGTTTATATTTTCTCTGAACATTAACTATTTCATCAGCAATACCGTCTGCATCATCTTTAAACCTGATACGATCAATCAGGATATTCTCACCTTCAGGACTAATTGCTGCAACATCAATCACATTCCAATCATTTTGCTGTTTTTCGCCAATCGCAAAATCCATAGCAGCATAGATTGAAACATAATGTCCATTTTTTCTCCAAGACTCTAATAATACAGACGTATCACCAGCATCTATAAACCAATGGTCTTTAAAGTAATTTCCTTCTTTTGCTCTCGGAGTTTGCTGATATAATGCTCCGAACAAATAACCGCCAAGAGCCTTTTTGATTGTAAGTAATTCATTTATTGGAAATCTCGGACTTAATGCTTCACCTGCTTTTCGACCAAGAGGGTCATCATTATCTGCAATTCCAGGTAAGCTTATAACTTCCCAATCTTCGCCTGTCCCTTCTTTCATCTCTGCTAATAATCTGCCAGCCATGTCGTCCTGATGCCAGCGTGTCATAATAAGAACAATAGCTCCATTCGGGTCTAAACGAGTTCTTAATGTTGACCTGTACCACTGCCAGACCGATTCTCTTACGGTTGCTGATGCCGCTTCCTCATAATTCTTAAATGGATCATCAATTATCGCAACACTTGCACCCCGACCTGTTATCGGCCCGCCCACACCAGCAGCTATCAAACCCCCCTTGCGTCCTTCCAGTGTCCAATGTTTAACAGCTCTTGCCTGTTGTGATACACCGATATTCGGGAATATCTCTCTTTCATCCTGTATCGTATTTCGGGCAATCCTTGAAAAGTCAAAAGCCAAATCAGCGGAATACGATGTAATCATTATATATCTGTCAGGAAACTTTCTGAGATACCATGCTGGAAACTTCTTAGAACATACCTGAGATTTTCCATGACGAGGAGGCATAAATACCATTAATCGCTTAATCTTGCCCTGTGCTACATCCTCAAGTTTATTACATAATATATCAAGATGCGGTTCATTCTGCCATGCACCACGTCCCTCATATTCCATGTAATCAACAAGTTTTTCGGTCTTTCCTGCAACATTGTCGGCCGATACAAGTGACTCCAGCAACCCCGGCTGTAACTGGCTTGCTAATAATGCCGCAAATTCTTCAGGCGGTGGTAGTTCTGTTGGATGTGTGGTTGTCATAAATAAAAAAGCCCTAATCTAATGACATTGTAAATCATCAGAAGAGAGCTTTGTGCGCTTTCTGCTTAGTATAGCAGGCTACCGAAGTGAGATACTATACTGTTATGTTGTTATATTATATCTTTTCTCCTTTTAACACCTTCTTCAACTGCCCGACCAAAAAGCCGAGTCCTTTGATAATTGCCTTTAATAATTCTTTTGTGTCTATGTCACTCATTTATTTTGCTCTATATAATACCTGTCAATCCAATCCATAAATGCCTGTCCTGCTTCGTCTATATTATCATAAGTGAAGACAGGTTTACTGTCTATAATCTCTAATGTTAATACTGGCTTATCTGAACCACCACACCATACTATGTTATGATACTTATATTCAATTCTACCATCTATATATAATTCACCGTCACCCTCTCGTTCCATAGTTACATAGCAATCACCAATACCTTCTCCGTATGTAACTGTACCCTTAGCATATTCAACTTGCTTCTCTCCACTAAAAGTCCTGACTAGTGCATACCCAAATAGAGACAGGGCAATAAGAACTAATATTATTAAGAATATCTTAGGCTTGGTCATATTTTCACTTTTAAATAATCTAATATTTCCTTTGCGCACTGTGGAGAAATTCCCGCAAGTGGGTTTGAAATCAACGTTTCAAGATCCTCTTTTGTTAAATTTGTGTTTATTCCTGTCCCACATGGTAGTTTTACCATTATGTCCTTTCCATCATTTACAACATATGTGGGATAGAAATAGATACGATCAGTGGTAGCATTAATTATCCAAATAGAAGAAAACACCACCACGATAACGATTAATGCGGTTAGAAATATCTTAGGTTTGGTCATAATAGTGGCCACATTAAATATAGTTGATAACTACTCCAAATAATAAAACCCAACAGAAAAATACAGCAAGCAGGAATTATCGTCCAAAATGCTCCCCACCAAAATTTATCCCAAAAACCATCCCAATTAGCCATAGTCTCCCATATTATTGCCGAAAGGCAGAAGATGATATCTTAACTCCAATGACAAGCTCTACTAAATCTTGACAATTCCGCACTCTCCGGCAATTATCTTATAAAAATAGTTTATGCTTTTCTCTAAATATATCAGCAGCTTTAAAGAAGTCTATTATAATCCTACCATCTTTTTCTACTGAAAAACCATTTACTACTGACATATAATATACACATTGCCGTAAAATCCTTTTCGCTACCCATCCATTTGATTCTTTAATTCTATGTAAACACCACATATTCTCCTAAATATTAGCCAAGAGAGTTAGAGCTTATCTTTCTTTTAGTAAATCTGGCTATAATTATTTATAATGATCATTTTGGCTCTGCTTGAGATAATCATCATTGATAAACTCTTGATTTTAATCCTTAACCAATAGGTTTTCGCTTTACCCTAACCCTCTCGACTAAACTGTATATTTCTTAAAAGTGCAAAGCTACACCACACGTTATCATGGTATATTCCACCATGTCCATATCTCCAAATCCCACGACATAAGCACCCTCAAGTCCAAGAGAAACATTATCCTCAATAAAGTAGTCAACACCGATTCCGGCTTTACCGCACATATCACTTTCTGATGCTGTTAGAGCTTGACCAAGATATGATACGGTAAGATCACCCCTCATAACTCCGATACCGCCTGTAAAATACGGCCTGACTTTCTCTCCGGTTGACAGCTTACCGGCAAGCATAAGTGTCTCGATGTCGGCATCTGCGCTTAAACCATCATAGCTCCAAGAGAACCCGGGGAGATAATCATAGGTAAGTTCAACTGCGAATGTATCTGTTATATTACATCCGGCTCTTAAATTCAAGCCTTCGGTGTTATCAAAATCTATTAAACCTGTATCAAAGTTCTCAATCGCATAAACACCGCCTATGCTGATATAGGTGTCCTCTGCCATCGCTGGTACTGACATTAACAATACCGCCATAAATGCTAATATTAGTCTCTTAATCATTCTTTAACCTCCTTGTTTTATTTCTTCTTTATGATTATAATGCACAAGTTCAGGGTTAACCAGCCTATATGCACCGTCTTCTGCTTTCTTATAAACCGCAACTGCCCGAGGTTCTTCATACTTGATTATAACATATAACTCTGAATCTTGATCCTTTGCGGACTGTACGCTGGTCATAACCCCTGGAAACTTTAATGTACATCCACAAAAGAATATAAGCATTATTAAGATTATGAACCTCTTTACCATATTACCTCCTTTAACTTTGGATTATCTACTAATACTTGATATATCCCTTCGGAAATAGCCACTATACGCTTTTCTCCTTCATCTCCAACAAACATATTGTATCCTGAATTTCTATCTATCGCATGTAAAATTTCATGTATAAGAGATACTGTAATGCCTGAATCAGCAATCGGAACAGCAGCATCTTGATCGGTTAATCTAATTTCTTTAGTTGAAGGATCATGATCCCCGACACGATCATATCTCTCATTAAAAACATAAGGAAATATAATCTTATATTGATGTCCGCCGATCTTTATTGTCTTGGGCATCTTCATAGCACCTCTGATATTATTTATTTCTTAATCAATAATTCTCTTATATCTACTAAAACCTCAGCTATCACATTTAATATTAAACCATTATTAAGTGCAATTTCATCTGTATAATTATTAGATTTACTCTGCTGTAATGCAGCCAACAACTTCTCTTGTATCTCTTCTTTCGTTCTCATTATTTAACCTCCATCCCTATAACGTCATGTCTTAGGCGCTAATATGCTCTCAGATAATGGGTTGACCTGAATATCTGCTCGTTTCCTTTTTGACTCCTTTAACTCAGCCGCTATTCTTTTCTTTATTCTCGCAGCCGATAACCGAATGTTCTCCCTGAACCTATCCGAAAAATCTCCCCAATTCTTGTTCCTACGGATAAATCCTTCCTCGCTTAAATCATAATTGGGTGAATACATATCATCAAGGCCAGTAACTATTATCTTCTTCCGTGTCATGGCTTACCCTTAGGTTGTGGGTTAAAGTACTGATTGCTTCTATTTATTTCATCAAGTATCGACCCCGTAGAAGAAGTTGTCTTTTGTCTATTATTACAGATAATTGGCTTTTCGGCTTTTGGCTCAATAGCTTCACTTTTACCCTCTTGTGTACACACTTGAGCAATAATTCGACCATTCTTTGTTACGCTAAACGGTAAATCCTCTAATTGTGTACTCAATTCCTTGCGTAATGTGCGTATATTAACTTCCCTCATGGTCGCCTTTTATATCTCCAAAATACACCGGGCAAAAAAACACACATATACTATCGTAAGATACTGCCCCCCATCCCCGTATATACCATGTAGTAGGTACTTGGTATCTATGGAGTATGGGGAAGTATGCTTCCTCTCTTGTTAATTCTTGCCTCATTTCAGTAACTTAGGTGGCTCTGGTAGTGGCATCCAATGGGTAACAATAAAATCCCACTCACATTCATAACCACTTATACCAAAAAACCTCCACTCAATTTTATCGTAAGACTTTAAATCCACTATTGCTGTTGCAATTACATCACCATCAGTTATTAAAACTTGTTGCAAATGCTCTGGCTCACGGTTTTTTATATCAATCCATTCCATATTATTTCAGTAACTTAGTGTCCTTTGCAATCAATAATAACGCCGCCTTAACTGCAATAGCATACCTCTCCGGCAAAACTCCCGTTATAAGCATAAGAGTTTTATCATCAATCCCAATGGTTAGCTTGTCATTTAACATCCCTAAATGTTTTGCAACACTATCTAATGCACCTTTTTTATCAGCAAACTTAATCTTTTTTAGTGTATCAAACCTTAAACTTTCTTTATTAAACCTTGTGCTTACATCCATACCTGTTAATGCTGCCGCTACATCTTTAGGAAGTTCGGTTACGGGAAGTAGATTACCTTCATCATCATAAAACTTCTGCGGATCTAAGAAAGCTAACCTTGCATATTCTTTTAAAACTCTATCCTGTGTGATCTCTGTTCTATTCTCTCTTTTTTTAACCTCTTCTTGGATCTCAGCCTGTATGTAGTCCTTTGTTAGTAAGTGAAAGGCCTTCTGTCTTGGGTGGGTATTATGTGGGAATGTTGCTCTTGCTGCTCTTGAGCCGTTGAAGTCTATTATATATTCTTTACAGAACATTTTCATTTTAGGTGTGAGTTTACCGTTGCCTTTCATTTCTTTCTTACCATGCCTACTTTATGTTTAACTTCACCGGGGTAACTCTTGCCGTCTTTAAAGCATATATGTATGTAACGGTTATCGCTTAGTTTTTTTGTGCGTATGCGTCCGCCTGCTTTTCTGCATTTTTCAAAGGCTTCGGGCATATTATCCTTTTAACGCTCCTGCGCTTATTGTTGGCCTCAGCTACATGATCTTACACTTACATTATTAAGCGGTTTCATCTGTCCGTCCACTTCGACTGATGCCTGGTCATTATACATTATAGCTTGTGATGTAGTTTTACCATTATAAACTATGGCATGATATGGGATAACATAGACTTTTGAGCCTATCGGATGATCCCTGTTCCAGAGCTTTACGGCTTGGATCTGCTTAGATGTTTCAAGCATATTCATAATGTTAGCAGGGGACAGCGATTAAGCCATCCCCGCACCATGAGTCGAAACTACATGGGAAGTTTGTTGTTCATTAAGATCGTCTCTTTTCAGTAAACCATCCAGCAAAACAATCATGTACTTCCAAAAATTTTATAGTTGTTTTATTAAAACCTTTATAGTTCTTGTCTTCTTGTGCTGTTCTACATGCGAGATCAAAAATCCAAAAATAAAACATATAATTTTACACCGTTGTTTAGGAAATTTCTTCTTTGACTGTCATTTATATCCTTATTCATGCTCCGGCCAGTTAGCTGCAACCCCTTTATGTCAATAGTGTGTTGAATTGAGTACCAGCCGGAGCCATGGAGGTAACTACCCAATAGAGTAGTATTTACTGCATACTAAATCAGATTGCTGTTGTCAAGCATAAAGATAACATTCGTTATTATAGTCCATACTTATCTATCTTATATCTTAATGATCTCAATGATATGTTTAACATTTTAGATGCTAGTCTCTTGTTGCCTAAAACCACATCTAACGCATCTTTAAGATATTTACGTTCAGTTTTTATCATTTCAGCATCAAGATCAATACCTGTAAATGTCTCATCGCTAATTAGTTGTATTTTATTAGCATTTTTATAGATATATGCTGTCAATTCTGCTTTAGGTTCATACCACTCACCTCTTATCTGATACTTTTTAAACTTATAATGCAGTTGTCCCTCTCTTGTTTTATTACCTTCAATAGTTCCGACAAGATAGAGTTTTTCAGGACATCCAACTTGTAATTCTTTCAATTTTTCTTTAGCTCCATTATTAGTGCGCCCTATTTTGATAGGTCCTAAACTTCCCGCTTGAATAAAATAAATCATAACTTTTTCTTCTTTTTTAAGATAGTTACAATCCTTTTACTATAACTGACAATTTTTGTCAAGAATAAACATTTTTTGTATGTTATTAATATTGTTATAATTATTATATGTTTTATGATGATTTTTATGGGCTTATTGACAATAATTGTCTGATAATCACTATGTAAACTTTTTAAATACTTATGCCTTATAAATTATTATTACTTATGCTTTCAGCAACTTATATGTTTTATTATTATTATTATAATTATTGGCACACAGTTTGCTTGTATATAATGGCAACGAAAACAAAAAACCTTAAACAATGGAGGTATGACATGGAATTTACACAAGAAGAAATTAGAAAGGCATGGAATATTTTAAATATAGCGGTTACTGATAAAATTGATGATGATTTTTTAAATAAAAAAACCAAGATCCGTGAGTTTAAATGGATGCGACAATTGCAAGATATTGGCATATATCTTGGTTATATACGCTAACTAAACGGAGAGTTAAACTTAAACAATGGAGTGAATGATAAATGAAATGTCCAAAATGTAATAAAAATATCGAGCATTTACTTAATGTTACAAGTGGATTTAATACTTATGAGCTTTTTCCTGGCGGCCAATACGATCAAATTAATGATTTTGAACCCGATCATAATATTAATGATTTCCGTTGCCCTGAATGTGATGCAATATTATTTAAAGATGAAACCGAAGCCATTGAATTTTTAACCCCTTAAATTAAGGAGGCTTAACATGAAATGTAAATGCAAAAGATGCGGATATAAATGGGAATCAAGGGTTAAGGATCCGAAAGTATGCCCTCGATGTAAAAGATATGATTTTGATAAGGATAAAGACCGGCAAGCTGCCGAATAAGGAGGTATAATGCAACGAATAGCGCACCTAATACAAGCGGACAATGAGATTTTTCATGCTGAAATCCGGGACAAATACGGGGCTATCGAGGCTGAAATAACAGCCAAAACAGCAATCAAAGTTCATTCATGGGCGTATGAGCAAGGTTGCGGGTCGATTAAACTTGAAGGTAGAATATAGGAGGTATAAGATAATGGAAAGGTCAGAAGAAATGCAAAAGTTTTTAGATGAATTTACACAAAATGCCTTTGGTAGAACTCAAAAAGACAATGTTTGTGTTACTTGCGGGAATGATAAAATACAACCAAATGATTTTAAAGACGACTTATCCCGTAAAGAATTTTCTATTAGCCACATGTGCCAGAAATGCCAAGATTCTGTTTTCGGATAAATATATCAAAGACCAGCGAAAACAGTAACCAATAACTAATTAGAACATAGCATGAGAGCTATGTCAAGGAGGGAATTATTATGAAAACAATCGTTGTTAAGTGGATCCCAGAAAAAACTTTTGGTTATGGTAAAGCAATGAGGGTAATTGAATCAGATCATATAAGATTTATCAAGGGGTCAAGATTTGATTATGGTTTCTTCAATATTGCTACCGACGAGGGATATGCAATAATCTCATTACCAATGGACAAGGAGGGCAGATGCAAACGATAGAGAAAATTAAGAAACAGCTATATAAGGCAAAGGGGGATGATAGGCTGAAAAGTCCAACAGCAACCATAGTTGAAAATGCACCTTTAGCTTTGGTACAACTTGAATTGGAAACAACCATAAGGGTATTAAAATGGGTTTTAAAGGAGGACTCATAATGCAAATACAATGGAAAGTTATATGGCAAGAAAGCAGAGAGGAATTTATGCACTGGTTTATAATCATAATGATTATTGTATGGTTTTTCTTTATCCTCGACATAGCCACCCGACAAGCCGCCCATGAAGAAGCTGTAGAGTCCGGTCATGTATTCTATGCGCCGGAAGGAGACGGATTCTTTAATGCCGTGATAACGGATGAAGACATGAGAGGCTAACGTCCTTAATCAGCCGCACCTTCTGTGTCGGCTGCATAGGTGGGTTATATTTCGTCTTCGCCACTATATCCATCAATACATTCTTTACAAAATTCACAACCAATAATTACAACAGACCCACATCCGCATAATTCAGGTGAACCTATTGGAATAGTCTCTCCCATATCCTTATCCTTTGGATTGAATTTTCTTACCCAGTCTTTAGGAATGTGCAATTTCATAATTTACCTCAAGAAATATAACAATTTAGCTCACAGGCGGCGAATTGGACATACTCCGCCGAACATATTTGTAGAACCGCACGTTGGACAAAACTCTTTTTCTAAATCAATATCACCTTCGCTGTCCGGTGCAGCGGTGGTTAGGGGACGCTTAAATATCCACTCTGTCTCTCTATGAAAGAGTATAACCGCCACCAACTCCCAT